GTTTAAATGTTTTATCTGCTCATCAATACGTTCTATCTCCCTGTTTTTCTTGGCAAGATTTTCTTTAGTATCCTCCTTCCATGTTTCCTGAACCTCTTTCCTTTTTTTCTCCAGCTTCTTTATAAGGGAGGTTTCTTCCTCTACTGCATTACCGGTCGCCTTAGTGCCTTCCGTCGTGATCTTAACTGATTCCCGCTGCCATTCCTCCAGTTTCTTAATATATGGTTCCAGTCTTTTATTTACCTTTGCCAAATCTTCCTCAACTTCCGCTTTGTCAATGGTAAGCCGTGAAACCTTCGTTATTTTTGCCGTACTCAACCGGGGATTTTTATTTATTCTTTTATTCAGATCGGCGATTTCTTCCTCCAGCTCGTCCCTTTCGAACTCCAGCTTAGCTTTTTCATCATACAAAGGCTGCATAAGAGATTTTAGCGAGTTCATCTTCATTTCGTTTTCTCTCGCCTTTAAATATCGCTTAATGGCCTCCGTGTTTTCATCATATAACCCGCCTTCGCCCTTGATTGAAGCTTGGTACTCCGGAACGATCTCCTGCAACTTCTTTATATATTCCCGTCTCTCATCCACACTTAAATTCGTGTCATGTATCGCTTTTGTGAGACTTTTTATCTGGTCCTTTTCCTGTTGTAAGGTTGCGGAAACTTCCGATTCTATTTTATTAAAATTAGCCTGTGCGTCCCTTGCTTCTTTCAGTTTTTTAGTAAACTGGTAAATAGCCATGCCGGCAGAGAGTATCAAGGCGGTAACGGCTGCATAAGGATTCTTCAAAAGTTCGATCCTCATTAACCGGAGGGCGGCGGTACATCTGGTAGTATTCTTGTGTAATAGTGCCTGGGCTGCCGCATAAGTCAGAGTAGCCGCCCGGCTGATATAAAGCTGTACGGCGTGCGCTTTCTCTGCAACGACCGAAGCAAGGGTCGCCGTTTTAAAACGGGCGTGCCACATGGTAGTGATTTTCAGTCCTCCATAGTAAGAAACCAGATAAGCGGTAACGGTATAAGTGACAACACCCCATTTATTAAACATGTCAATCATACCCCCTACACCTTCCACCATAAGCGTAACAAGGTCTATTAAATCCCGGAGAATACCCTTTGATTCATAGAAACGTAAAACTACCCCTTCGATAGTTGAACTTAGCCGGTTTAATGCACCTTGAACGTTATCACCCATTTCTTCGGACATGGCGTTAAATCCCTCTTCGGCTCCGGTTACTGCATCACGGAGATTTAAAACGGTATCAGTACCATTTAAAAAGGTATTAAATGCGGCAACCGAACGTTTATCCGTTAAATCCAGGGCCTTATTAAGGTCTATTCCTTCACTGTTTAATTTTTTAAGTCCTTTTACCAGGTCTTCCAGATTATCCACCGGACCACCGAGAGCAAGTGCGAGTTTGCCGCTACTGTCAGCCAGGTTAAGCAAAATATTACGTGTTGCCGTCGCTGCCGATGAAGCGTCAAAACCGCTGTTTGCCAAAGCACCCAAAAGGGCGGTAGTTTCTTCAATCGTGAACCCGAAAGAATTTGCAACCGGCCCAACAATAGACATTGCCGTATTTAAGTACTCGAAACTTAAAGCGGATGCGTTACATCCCATAGTCATAGTAGAAACAGCCCGTTCCGTATCTTCTGCATCAAGATTGAAAATACGCAATGTTGCACCGCCAAGCGTAGCAGCCGAGGCAAGATCCGCGTCCACCGCCTTAGCGAATTTCAACACGGAAGGCGTCATCGCTTTAATATCCTCTTTGAAAAATCCCAGCTTGGCAAGCTCTATCTGAAGTGCCGTTACCTGTGCGGCCGTATAAGAAGTAGTAGCACCCAGCCGGCGCGCTTCATCCGTTAAATCCTTGATACTTTTTTTCGTAGTTCCCAGGATAGCGGCCAACGTACTGTTTTTCTTCTCGAACTCTATAATAGTACTGATCGCATCCCTTAGCCCGCCGACAATCTGCCCGGTTATCATTGCGCCGATAGTGACAAACACACCGGCCAGAACCGTTTTTATCTTGTTCAAGGAAAGAAGGGAACCGCCGAAACCTTCCGCCTTCTTCGTTGCCTGTCCGTATGCTTTTTCAACTTCTTTCAGTTCCTTCTCCAGGGCGGCATATTTTTCCGGCTGCAAGGATTTCACCGTATCGCGAAGCTCTTTCCGCAAGGCGTTTGCCTTCCTTGCCAGCTGGTTGGCACTCATGGTGGTTTTATCCAGCCGTTTCTCACATTCGGCAATCTTCTTGTTATTCTCGCCGATCGTCTTATTATTTTCTTTCAGTTGCTCATCAAGCCTTTTCCATTGTTTACCGCCAGCTTTCCCGGTGGCGATTAAATCGGTCATAGCCTTTTTTATCTCCTTATTGCTATCCCGGAGCTCCTTGTTCTTTTCTGAAAGATTATGTATTTCCTTCTGCGCATCGGAGGCGTTCAGGGTTAACACCCATTCGATATAGTCAGGTTTTAATTTTGCCATAAGAGTAAATTTTATAAGGCAAAATTATCCTGGTGTAAAGTGGCGGAAAAGGACACAAAAAAAGCCCGTAGAACCATTCTACAGGCTTATTATACTAAGAAGAAAGTATTTTATCTCTTAAAGGTAAAATCCGAAGGATCAAAACATTCTTTATCCTTAATTGTTGCCCGATCTATCATC